GGGGTCGGCGGCAGCGTCAGATGTGTATAAGAGGCGGGCCGGATGGGGGAGGGGGAGTGGCCCCCATCACATAAATTGTGTGGTGTGTGTCTCGTTTTGTTGTGTTCCCTGTCTTGTTTTGTGACGTGGGTCCTACTTTAGGGGATCCCTTACTGTGTTGGGGCCCCCTTTTTGTTCGTTTCGTTTTGCTGCCATGGTTTTTTTGAACGCCATTGTTGTTTCATGCTTTGCATATTTTTGCATGTTTTTGTAACATTTCTTTTGTTTTTTAACATTTTTATGCATTTGTGCGTTTGTGCGTTGTGTTGCCTTTGTGGCATGCGTTGCACCATGCATGGTGCATGGTATTGGTATGCATGTCATGCATCACATCATCATCATGTGTTCATCATCATGTTGATCATGTTGATCATTGATCATCATTGATCATCATCATGTTCATCGTTCATTGATCAATGATCAATCGTTGAACAATCGTTTGTTGTTCATTGATCATCGTTGTTCATCTGTTGTGTGAACGTGAATGTGTGAGAGTAGATGAGTGGATGGGTGGATGGTGTCCATCCTTCTCGGTGTGTGGAATGGCGGTGGTGTGTGCTGCTGCTGTCCTGCCCAGTGCGGTGGTGCGGCTCGTGCCCTACTCATCCCATTGCAGTACTCGCCGGTACTGCTGTCATGTCGTGCACTGTTCCATTGCCGGGTGTGTGGTGTGCGGGTGCGAGTGTGTGTCTGTGGTGTTCGTGTGGTGGGGTATCCTCTGTCCACTCCCCCCTCGTTGTGGTGGAGGGTGGGGCCATCGCTGAAGAGCGGGGTGATGTGTGGTGGTGGGTGGCATGGTGATTGAAGGGCGGCTGTGCTGGTGGGCTCCCCTTCTGTGCGTGTGGTGTCCCCCTTCTGTGTGCGTGGTGGTCCCGTTGAATGGCGGGGTGTGGTGGGTTGTGTGTTGTCCCCGTGTTCGGATTGGGTCTCCCCCTTCACGTTGTCCCCGTCTTTCCCGCGTTGTCCCGTCTCTTCTTGTATTGTCCCGTTCCTCTTCTGTCTTGTGTGTGGTGGCATGATGCAATGCGAGATGGGGGGGGCAGTGCGTGTTATGAATGGCGGGGTGTGCGGTGGGGTCGCGTCCGTCGTTCTCTTCCTTTTCTCTCGTCTCTTCCTTGCGCTCTCTGTCGCAGCATTGTTGGTTTAGCGTGGTGTCTTTGTGACAGGGTTGTGTCATTGTGGAATAGCGGTGATGGTTGTGTTGGGTAGAAGGGCGGGGGGTCTACTGTCTGCACGTCATCGTGTTATGGTGTGCATCTCGGTGGTGTGTGTGATGGCAGTGTGTGATGGCAGTGCATGTCTTGTCTTGTCGCATTGTGTTGTGGGTTGTGGAATGGCGGTGTGCGCGGTGCGTGCGGTCTCGTCGTTTGTCTTTCTTTTCTTCCATCATCCTCTTGCTTCCTTCCTCTTCCTCTCTTGTGTTGGTGTTCGGGGTAGTGCGCGCGCAGCCTTGCGAGCACGCACGTTATCCCCGAACACCATTGTGTCTTCGGCTTATTGTTCTTCTTCTCTTCTCTTCTCTTCTCTCCTCGCCTTTCTTTTCGCCCCGCCTTTTCTTTGTTGGAATGGCGGTGTGTGATTCACCATGTGTCGGTGTGTTGTGTTGGCATGACGGCTACGGGTAGTCTGTCTCGTTCCCCCTCGTTTTTTTGGTAGTGGCGTGCTCTGCCTTTCCCATGTCGTCCGTTGCCGCGTCTGCTGTTGCATTTGGCGCAGAGGACTCGCCCGTTGTCTGGATGGTTGGATCCTCCTAACGAGGCTGGGATTATGTGGTCGGCTTCAGCACTGTTGGGTTTGCGTTGTCCGTTGTTGTTGTATTGGAGTTTTACTCCGCATGCTGGGCAGTGTGTGATGCCTATTTGTTGTGCTCGTGCGAGTACTTGTTTTCTGAATTGTTTGTGTTCCTTGGTGCTTGTTCTGCTCATCGTTCTTCTTCCTCTTCGCTCTTCTCTTTCGTGTTGTGTTAGGTGGTGGCGCGTCGCAGCGTCAGCGAGACGAGCGCCTCCACCGTCTAACACTACTCTCTGTTCTTCCCCCCCCGCTTTTCTTTCTTTTGTTTCTTTTGTTTCTTTGGGATGGCGTGTGTTGTGTAGTGCGCGCGCAGCTCTGCGAGCACGCACGTAGCACAACACGCGCCCTTGTGTTTTCGGGTTCGTCTACCGTGCGTGGTGTGTGTTGCTTCTACCACAACATAGTGTTTGTTGCCCCCACCACACACTGTTCATTGTTAACGATCACCATGCTCACCATTGAACACTAATTACGTTATAACACATGTTCCCTAATTAGACAATGTCTAACACGAATAGACAGTGTCTAATTCTAGTACTCTTTTAAGAGTATAGGTTGGGCCCAACACGGCGGCGAGCTCATCAAAAACACTCCGCGGCGCGACGCTCGCTTGCGTCGCTAGGGCTCCTCAGCGGCTGCGCCGCAGATCGTCTTCGACGATTCGTCTACTCGAGCGTATCATATGGACCAAAGTCACAGCTACAAACGCTGCCAACAAATGCAACTGAAACGGGGACTAAACGTTGCAATCACGCGAAACCCCCTGACACGGCACCTTGCTACAAGGGCAGAAAGTGTGACGACACGCACCAACATTGTAGTAACACAAACGGGTGTTTTTACCCTAGAAAGCCAGTTGCTAGCAAACAACCCACATGCGTGGAAAGTGAACGGGAGGTGAACAAAATAAACGGAAAGTTAACAGAAGCTGTGAGAGATCGGCAGCATGGTGGCCGACACCACTCGCCCCCATCACGCACCGCCCTTCTACCACCATGAGAGACAAGTCGCGCGCACTGAGGCCCCCAGAGGCACTTAGAACGCCTCTGGGAGCCTCAGGAGGATAGGACGGGCGGCTCAGTCGATCAGCTCGGCCTCAACGAGGTCGATCAGCTGCCGCAGAGCGACGCCAATCCGGTCCGCCGTCTCCTCCCCCTCGAACTCTCCGATGTCGTTCGTGACCTCGGTGACGATGTCGCGGACCAGCCGGAGAGCATCGCGGACGGACGGGTCAGCGGTGAGGCGGCGCACCAGCGCACGCGCGTACTGGTGGGCGGCCCCCTCATCGTCCTCGATGTAGTGGAGCATGAGAGCCATCATGGTCTCCGGCTCGATGCAGGGTGAGACGAGTGAGGTAGTTGAGGTATTCATGCCTACATGACGACACGGATGGTGTGGTAGTGCGAGCCCACGGGAGCCCCCGGAGACCACTGAGACACAAGTCGCACGCGTTGAGGGTTGACGGCACGCACCATCGATCTTCTACAGTAGACGCACCACGCCGACGAGGGCCGGCACACGCGAAAAAGAGAGGCAGAACACAAGTGGGTTGCATAACATATGAGGGGATGCTCATCCGACGCATTGACCTTCATAGAGAAGCGAAGCTGTCAGACAATCGTGGCACGCGCCTCGCAATTCTGATCGAGCACGCGGACGGCACGGACTACACGTTGCACGTCGCCGACAAGGGAGAAACGCCCGAATATTTGACGACACTGCTCGCCGCTGTCACGCGTGGCGCTAACTTGATGATCCGCGCCCTTGACGCTCTCCGTGCCATCGGATACGTAGACATACGGCCCATTGCACTATCGGGCAGGCATATCGTTTTCGGTCTGGATCGTATCGCGCTTGAGGTCGAAATTCTTGAGGACAGTAATGGCGGGATCGAGTGCGACATTAGCGTTACCGGCGAGAATCAAGAGAATGTTGAGGCGATTGAGTGCATACTGGAGAGGAAGGGCATTGACCTCATATGAGACGGTGTGACAGAGGCCGGCAACATATCAACCCATCCAGCCTGAAAGGTCGGGTCGGAAATGGTTCTCCGCTACCGTATCCCGCTCCCGGGCCCTTTCTACTACTCGGGTCGTGTGGGCCTGAAGCACTGGCTCCCTTGTAGTAATCATAGCGGCCCTGGCCCTATGGGCTTCGTGGTGAAGTTCATCATCTACCCGAGTGCCGCGATCTTCGGGGCTGGCTTCGTTATCTTGCTTGCCCCGTTCTGCGGTCTGTTCTGGGTGGTCCGTCATTCGCTGCGGAATCGTCAGAGGTGCTAGCCGGTCGTTCAGCGTTTCCCTGTTCAGCGGCCTGTCTTGCGGTGTCCGGCTCCACGTCCTGGGACGAGGCCGTACGGTTTCGTTTCGGCCCAGCGGGAGCGTGTGACTGTCGAGGGGTAGACCTTTCAGCTCGGATCGGTACGTGTGAGCTGGGGCGCCCGCTCTTCGTCTCTTCCGTAGGACTGACATCGCGTCCTCCGTCTCGTGTGATCGCGAGGCGGAGGACGCTGCCCTATGCGGCCCATCACCCGATGTTTTGGGGGTGATGGGCTGACGTGTCGGGAACCAACGCCCCCAGATTGTGGCGGACGTCTCACCTGGGTGGGTGGACGGGCGAGCATCAGGGCCCTAGAGTTAAGGCCGTCGGGAGCAAGACAGCAGCTCGCCAGGGTGAAGCGAGGCGCCCGACAACACAACCAAGACCATCACGGAGAAAGAGGAGACACCATGAACATGAGGCATGCGGCACCGAGGCGCACCAACGCCGCGTCCCGTCGCCCTTTGAAACGGAGCAGCGAAATCATTCTCGCCGCCCTCATCTACCTGACCGCATCGTGTCTCGCTGTGGTCGGGACGCTCGGTTTCGTGGCGGCTATCTGGGTCCTGTGGGGGACGCTGGGAGTACGGTAACCCCCCGCAATTCATGACAACACAAACACTAGAGGAAGAGGAGAAGACACTGTGTTTTATGACGCGCATTTCACCGTCGACGTCACGAATTGGTCGCAGGGCATTTGGTTGGACGGCACAACGCGGATAATGGACAGGGGGGACATTCTTCTGTCCGATCGTCTTGTACCCGTTTATCTTTCTGGGTTTCCGGACGACCTCCGTTCCGCTAACGAGGCGTTGTCTTCCATGGTGGGTGCGGCGAAGGTTTATGACCGCATCCTTACCCTGGCCGATGAGCATGGTCTTCATGTTGACGAGGATGAGTTTTCGACTCTGACAGTGTCGTCCGGCGGGTCGACGATTGGCACCATGATGGTCGCTGTGAGGCGAAGCGGCGTCGAGCTGGGCGTTGACCCGTTCTGCGGGGAGGATGTGTTGAAGCGTCCCATCTGGGACCATTTTGTGGATGATCTCACTAATGATCCTGTTATTGAGCATTCTCGCACTCCCGTCGGTAACGCTACCCAGTGGAGGCCGGCGAAGCCGTTCACACATTCGGTGCGATTCCACATTTACACGAAGCCAATGGGCGAGATGACGTTCGTTTCCGGTGAGGTCGCGTTGACCGTGGACAATGTTGAGACTCTTAGCTGGGAGACCAATGCTGGTATGACTTGTAGTGAGAACATTGGGGGTAAGGTGCAGGAAATGTTCGGTCGTCTTGTCGTGGGCGCCTCGGTCATGGATAGTCTTGCTTCGGTGGCGGACGCTTGTGGTATTACTCTTGCAATGGTGGGTGATTTTTTGATTGTCGCCTATTTCAATGGTGAGATTATTGGGCGGATTGTTGTGGGCGCGAGCAGGGGCGGTGTCGAGCTCGCCCCCAGCTGTCTTCGTTCTCCTGACCGGTCGGACGCCGTGGAGGAGGCGTGGGGTGAGTTCTGTGCTCGAATCCCGGAGATCTCCGACAGTAAGATTGTCTGACCCACCGCAATTCCGAGGAACGAGAAGAGAGAATCATGCTTTGGTTTGAATATGATGGCCCTAACGATGAAGGGGTGACTGACCCGGACACTGAGCTGGCATTCATTCGGGAGAATATGCCGCCCGCTACGTCCTATCATCACGATGATGCCGGCTTTACCGTCATGATCTGGGACACTAAGGCTGGCGTTATTGAAACGTACGTGTTTGATAATGGTAGGCCGACAGCGTGGTATTTCAGCGCGAAGACGGCGTCGGCGGATGCTTGGTGGCGGAAAACTGTTACTGTCGGTGAGACTACTAAGGTTGGGGCCAGGTGGATTCACGAGCGTATCAAGCGGCATGAGGTAAAGGAGGAGAGTGTTCGCTTGGTGGACGATTTCATTCTTTGCTTGGAGGAAATGCGGGGCAATGATAGGTATTCGGCGACGTGGGAGCATGCCCTGTCTGACGCCAGGGACAGGTTGAGGGATCTGTGTGATTTGGTGGGCGTGCCGGCGGAGGAGGTGATCGGCTCCGACATTTAACCCCCACGCCCCTCCAACGGTAAAAAGTAGTATCCATCACAATATTTGAGAAGAGAGAAGCATTACTATGGGTACAGTTTTTGAGACGGTTATCGCTCAGGCGGTCCGTGAGTGGAATAGTGACGGGCGCCGCCACGAGTTCAACGTGCATGCGCCTGCCCGCAAGATTTACGATGGCGGCATTATCACTATCGGCAGCACGTGCCGTATCGTGGTCGCCGGTAACACTGTGAGGGCAAGGCACATTAAGCGGAAGAGCATCGCGATTCCTCCGGAGAATGTTGGTGAGTTCGTCCACCGCGCTTTGACTGTCGCGGCGAACCGTAGTAAGGCGGCCGGCAATGAGTGACTCTGCTGTTGATAGGGCGGTGTTCGCGTTTCTTGCCAGTTGTGTCGGCGATTTCCCCCAGTGGCCTCAGTGTTCGATTGCCGCTTTGCATGGCAATAATGAAGGTGGCCGTCTTTTCGGGGTCCTGTTCAAGGCGACGGCCAGGAACCTTGTTGATAGGACCGTCTTCAGGATTGTTGTCACGAAATACGATGATTGGCGGGTTCGTGTTATTCAGCTGTCGAATCATGTCATTTTGGATGAGTGTAACGCTGACCGGGCCACCATCGTTGGTGCTGTGAATCGCTTTACGGAGCTGGCTGGCATGGTGGAGGGGCGAGAATCGTGATTGACGATGAGTTACGCCCTATCGTGACCCAATTCGTGGCGGGAATGCTCAATGATCCGTGTTGCGAGTCCATCCTGTTGGACGTTGGCGAGGACGCCATGGTGGACAGTGACCTGGCCGTCCTCTACCTGGACATTGTCGGGAAACGATACGGGTGCACTCTCTCCATCGTGGGAGCCGAGTGTTCGGCGAGCATTCGAAACTGTGGCACGAACGAAACAATAACAACAGTGAAGGGAGAAGGGGCATGGGGCCTTCGGGAGCTACTCGACGATTTCAGGACAAGACTACGGGAGGAGAGTTGATTAAAATGTTCGATTGGGAATTCTTGAAGCATGTTACCGAGGCGTGTAAGAATTACGCCAGTAAGGGCGGGAATGATTCGCTCGGCCTGGAGGTGAGTGCTTGGAACAACAGCATTCACATTGTGGTCGCGTCGCCCGGGCATCGGTTTGTTTTCGAGGCGGATACTGTGCGCGGTTACAAGGCGACGATTTTCGAGCAGACGAACCGTTACTGGGGCCCCATGTTCGACGTCGGCTATACTTTCGACGGCGACGAGATTCTTGAAGCTTTCAATAGTTTTCTTGCCGACGTGGAGGGGGAAGGCAATTGAGTGTTGAGAAGATTGTGGATTACGAGTTCCAGTCCCTGACGGGGAAAGTGCACTCCGATTGGTTCGCTGACAGGGTTATTGACTATCTGCAGTCCAAGTCGCCGGAGACTCCTCATCGTTTCTTGTGGACGACTTTTCTGACGATGGTGTCCGCGCCATTGTCTGCGAGGACGCATTTGTCTGCGAACGCCCAGGGGATGGTGCCGTTGACTTTGTATTCGCATTGCCTGGGCGCGTCTACTCTTTCGAGGAAGACGACGGCACAGTCTTTGGTGCGTAGTTTTTTTGAAGATTGTGTGGGCGCGTTCAGGTGGGATTCGTCTCAATTGTTGGCGTCCGTGCGGGAGATCGATGTTGCGCTTCGCGCCTCGTATCGTCGCCTGGAATCTCTGGAAAGGAAGAGCGGGCGTATTGACATTGACGAGTACCGGACTGAGCGGGGGCAGATTGATGAGGCTATTGTCGGGCTTGAGGCTGATCGTAAAGATTTGTTGAACAGTATTGGCAATAGCCCGTGTGAGCGTTCTTTGATGGCGAATGTTTTGTTCGGGTCGAACGTGACGGCCGAAGGTCTGAATCTTCGGATGGCGCAACGGCCTGGCGGGGCGTCTATCATGTTCGTAGACGAACTACAGAACATGTACTCCGCGTCACAGGGTGAGGGTTATCGGAGCGGCCTCATCGGATTCCTGACCGACGTCTACTCGGGTAAAACGGTTGAGTCTGTGCGTGTAGGTGACGATGGCGTGAATCGTGCGGATAGTGAGAGGGTTCCTCATTCGCTTGCTTTCTGCGGCACCGGTATTCTCGGTGACGTAGTTGGTAATATGTCGCAGTCTTTGTTCGAGACTGGGTGGGGCCCGCGTATTCTTTTCGCCTTGGACGAGGAGGACCGCCAGTCTGACCCATCGTCTTTCGGATGGATCACCAACAATGACCAGAACATTCATGGTGGTGATGGTTTTGTTGAGTACGCTTCCGAGCGTATTTCGACAATGCTGGGTATGATGCAGCACGAATTCCGTGGCACTGTTACTTGTGCCACCGAGTTTTGGCCTGTCAACACACCGATGACTATGACTGTGACTGAGTCTGCTCGGAATGTTTGGGTGGAAACGATGCGGGCCTGGGCTAGGGAGGCGGCCCGCGAGTCGCCTTTCCAGCGGGCCGTGCAGGCGGTCATTGATCGCATGGGGAACCATATTATGCGCGTTGCCGCTATTCTGTCTCTTTTCGAGCAGCAGATGAGCGTGTCATCGTCCGCGGTTCGGAAAGCTTTCAGCCTGGCCGCCGATTTCTGGCTTCCTGACGCGTTGAAAATGATCGATTATGTTTTTGTTCCGGATTTGACGCGTATGGTGGATGATTTCAGTAGTAATCCGCCGACCGAGACGCGCCTTTATCAGGTTTTGGAGGCGAAGAACCTGTCCCCGCGGAGCGTGGAGGAGTATCGGCAGTATATTCTTCGTCGGGGCGTGAAATTTCGTACGGAAGGTGCCATTGTGGATAATGATCTCGTGGAGGCGATTCTGCGGGATCAGATAGCGGAACCGTCGTACAGTGAGTGATGTTTTCGGGGTGCGTTTCCCTGTGATGGTAGCGGGCAATGTTCGCTCCATAACAGGGTGGCGTGCCACTAACGTAAACCTGAGCGATTTCGCTACCCTTTGTGAGGCGCCCTCGAAATGCGAGAAAAATGATGCTCCCGCTTTTTTCGCCGGCATTCTTTCAGGGGGCAGACGGCAGAAAAGAAATTTCGTGTCCCGGTCCGCTATTGTTCTGGACGCGGACCACGGGTCGCGGAAAGATTTTGTCGGCGACCGTATGAGGGCGGCGAATCTTGCCGGTATTGTGTGGGAGACGGCGTCGTCGTCTTTCCCGTCCCCGCGTTTCCGTGTCGTCCTGCCGTGCACTCGCAGCATGACCGCGGGAGAAAGCGAGGCGATCGCCAGGACGTGTTTCAGTGTGCTGGGGCCGGCGTCTCAGTGGGATGGGTCGTGTGCTGAGGCGTCCCGTGCTTTTTTCCTGCCGTCGCATCGTCTTGGTTTGAGGGTGCGTCATTGGCTCATTGACGGTGCTCGTTTGAATGTTGATAAGTGGCTGGGGAATATCGGGTACGAGGAGAAGGATGATGGTGATGTTTCTTTGTCTTCTGTGCCCGATGGTGGCTATGGTGGTGTGATTGGAGAATTCAATTCAAAGTATGGGTTTAATGATCTTGTCCGTTTGTTCGGTTGGCCCTATGAGCCTGTGGGGCGGCGATGGCGGTATACGCGTGGCGGTGATACGGCCCCGGGTGTGACGATGCTGGACAGTGGTTTGGTCTTCTCGCATCATGCGGATGATCCGCTTGCGGACGGGAGGGCGCACACGGTGTTCGATTGTATGAGGGTGCTGGAGTGTGGCGGTGACGTGGGTGCGGCCGTGGGGAGGGCGCTGTCTCTCCTCCAGCTGGAGATGTGAGCAGGGTCACCTTCAGTTGGGTTGACTATGGAGGGCACGGTCCGCCTATACTGGAGCCGTCACCGAGGAACGGTGGCACTGACACAGAGAGAAGAGGAAATCATGGACATCATCGCTCGTCGCAGCACTCGGAACGACGTCATCATGTTCGACATCATCCCCACGCTCGACCAGATGGACGACTATGACGTTGCCGCCATCGCCGACGACGTGATCGGACAGTACTTCTCCGCCACCGGCACACCCTACTATGTGGTGGACGTTGACGAGGACGCCTACTGGGACGCCGTGCAGCGCCACGCCATCGCCCACTGACCCAACAGAACAAACCCCGTCCCACCGAGCGATGGGACGGGGTTTGTTGTACAGAAAAGAGGAAAAACGGATGACACTACTAGCATTCACGCTCACCATTTGCCTACTAGTGATCGTTTGGACGAACTTCAATGATTAACATTAAGCCCACGGGGGCACAGGAAAGAGAAATCAACCGCACCACCACCGCGATTCGAGACGGTGGAGGCGCATTGCTGGCTTGGGAACCAGGGTGCGGCAAAACATACGGGGCAATTTGGGTCATACAAAAACTCGACGCCGACAAGCGGGTTATTGTTGTGTGCCCGAAGCGCGTCATTCCGTCATGGCAGACCAGCATCAAGACCATCACCGGTCGGGAAGCGAGAGTGCTGTCTCGCACCACTAAAGCGGGGCGCGCCAACATTGAAGACATGCTGGGGGGCGCGGACGGTTGGTGGATCATTAATTTCGAGCTATTGGTTTCCCTGGGAAAGGCGGTAGAGGCGAAGAAATGGCCGAATGTTTCTTTCTCGAAGAAATCGTTCGATATGGTGGTCGTGGACGAGGTCCACCGTATTGCGAATCACCGTACCCAGTCTTTCCGGGCTGTAAAAGCATTGAAGTCAAAGTGTCGTCTCGGTTTGTCGGGCACGCCTGCCGGCAATAAACCCGTCAACATTTACGGCGTTCTCAAATTTCTGAACCCGAACAGTGTCGACCGTAGTTTCTACCGGTTTGCTGACGAGTTTTTTGTTTCTCAGTTCAATCCTTTTGCGGCGTCCCCGTATGCCAGGATTTATGGTGGCGAGAGGGTTCCTGGTGCTCTCCGTGATTCTGTCGGGGATAAATGGTCTGCGATGCGGGGGAGTGAGGTTTTCGGTGATCTACCGCCCGTGAATGTTCAGCGTGTCGCTTGTGGAATGCGGCGTGAACAGCGGAGGATGTACCGGGAGTTTGTTGAGCATCGGTTGGCGGTTATGGACGGTGGGGCCAGCGCGGCCTCGTCCGCCGCCGTTCTAGACGGGAGATTAAGGCAGATCACTCTCGGACCGCTGAGAATCGTGGACGATAGTGTCGAGTTCGAGGAGCGAGGATCCTCGAAGGTCGACGCTACTCTCGACATTCTGTCTGATCTTCCGTCGGATGAGAGGGTTATTTTGTGGTGTCACTCGCGTAAATTCATGACGCCTCTGAGGAAACGGCTTGCTGATGCCGGCTATCAAAGTGTTGAGTTGTCTAGTGATTATCGTGATGAGTGGCGACGATTTCTGGAGCCCGATGGGCCGCGGATACTGTGTGCCGTTATTGCGGCCGCCGCTGAGGGGATTGATGGTTTGCAGAATGTTTGCAACTCTGAGGTTTGGTTGAGTGAGGATAATAGTGTGATTTTGAATTTGCAGGCGTCTGCTCGTTTGAATCGTAAGGGGCAAACAAGAAGGGTGAATCGTTTTCTTTTGCAGTGTGAGGATACTGTTGACGTGACGGCGGTGGAGCCAAGGTTGGCGGCGGGGTATGAGCGTCTGCGTGAGAGCGGCCTCATATGAAATGTGATAGACGCCACACCCACATGAGTTGTGTACACCACCGTCACACGCCTACAGTAGATGCCATGAAGATAGAAACACGCATCAGCTCGAACATTCACCTAGTGCGACGCCGCATGACAGGCACTATCAGAAACATTCTCGTATCCGACGACAGTGAACTTGTCGGCAGGAATTTCTTGATCGTCGCCCCAGTGAACGATGGGCACTCAGATGTCAGTGTCATCCATGTCACGGCGGACAACATTAGCATCGTGCGCGGCATGGCTACCAATAACGGTCTCGACATTTACGAACTCATTGCGACGAAGGAGTGAAAAACATTATGCGCATCACACAGGGCACTACGATTGACGAGATTGCCGGCCGCACCATTGTTCTGAAGTGGCCGACACAGTTCGGCGTCAAGACAATGCAACTGCACGTACCCAGCATTCGATCGGAGAACATTTGGCGAATCCAATGCTATGCGGCCGTCATTTCCACAGCAATCGAGGAGCGAGCCGGCCTCACGGCAACTATCATCGAATAACACATCATTAACATTCCGAGGAAGAGAGAGTAAAAACACTAATGGGCGTCTATCTAGTATGGGAATCGTCGCAGAAGGGCGACTACCGGGTCTATTCGAATCTTGAGCAAGCTGCCATGCTGGCTGAAGAGCTCGGTGGCACCGTCTATGAAATCATGCCGGCCGGTGACGCAAGACTATTCTTCATTGAAGACATCGCGAGCGGAGACATTGAGGTTCACCGCGACGTCAGGCTCGCCGCTATCGCCGCGATTCAGGAGGGAGAGAAATTTGAATTTGAGCCCGGCCGCCGCAACAGCGGTCAGTAATGTTTTCGCCCCAACCGAACGTGACAAGCAAACGCGCATCGGCGTGAGTGAGATCGGGGACGATTGTGAGCAGTGCATTGCCGACAAGCTTCTCGGAATCCCGCACGATACGGAGAATGTGGGCGCGCCGCTGGCGCCGTTTCTAGGTACCGCGTTTCACGCTTTCGCAGAATCGCGCACAAAGAGTGAGCCGAATGTTCTAGTGGAACAGAGAGTGGAGGTATGCGATCTTGAAGACTATGGGCGTATTTCTGGGAGTGTGGATCGTTTCGATATTGCGGCGGCGACGGTCCTAGACTGGAAGCTGCTCTCGCGGAAAAAGATTTCCGCGTTCAGGAAGAGTATCAAATGGGAAGACGGAATGCCGAGGTTCGCTAACACGGCGGCAGGAAGTCAATTTCGTAAATACTACATTCAGATTATGCTCTACGGGTATGGTCTCTCAAGGGTCGGGCACGAGGTGGCTCACTGTTCTATTGTTGCTCTCCCAAGGGACTGCAGCGTAGAGGTTGTACCGGACAGTATTTGTGAGTTCTCTTTTCCGTGGAGGCGAGACGTTGCGCTCGCGGCCCTGGAGAGACTCCAAAACATTTGGGAGAGAGCAAGGTCACATGATGGTGGGGTTGACAGTCTTCAGTCGTCTCCTCTATGTTGGTACTGCTCACATGAGCGCCACACAGAAGCATTCAAAAACTACAACATTAACGGCTAGGAGGTGAAACATACTATGACTTTTGAGGATACTCTTGCCCGTCTCGGAATGACGGTCGTGAACCCGGAGCAGAACAATCATTTCAACATGCTCATTCACGGCGTGAGTGGCGTCGGCAAAACGTCGCTCGCAGCCACGGCATCACAGGTAGACGATATGTCGCCCGTCCTGTACGTTGATTTCGAATCCGGCACGCTCCCAGTACGGGATTGGGGAAACCCTGCAAACATTACTGTCGTGCATTGTGACAAATGGGTTGATTGCGCCAATCTTTGCGACAATATTGCACGCAATCTTGCAGAATTCCCCTACCGGACTGTAGTGTTCGACACGCTGGACAAGTGCCAGGAACTCATCCTGTCCCACTATGAGACCGTGTCGAATGACACGTGGACGAAATGGCGGGCAGTATACGACTCCCTACTGAAGGCGATCAGCGTATTCTTGAACGCCCCCGACATTTCATTCATTGCTATCACGCATTCCGCGCGCGAGAGCAGTGAGGTCACTGGGGAGGTCTTCATTGCCCCGTCTTTCGAAGGGCAGAAATCTGGACAGCGCATCCCCGCTTTGTTCAATTTCGTGGGCTACATGGAATGGGCGAACGTGGACAATGGGGACGGGGAAGAAATCACCGTGCCAGTACTGTACACTCGCAAACCGAACGTTGTGACAAAACAACAATCGCGCGGGTTCCCCCCAGCAATGGGAAACCCGAGCATGACCAAGATTCACAATTACATCACTAGCCACTAACCAAAACATCAGGAAGAGAGAAAATCATTATGGCTAAGATCACTGTTACCGCTGACCGTGGTGTCTCTGCTGAGACTCTTGCTATCGCCGCCGACGCGATTCGGGTCGCACTTCGCAGCAAGCCCGCCGATACTGAGAACTGACCCAACCGCAATTCTTTACCACCGACTTATAGGAGCACAATAATTATGGCAACTGGCTTCAATTTCGGCACCGACCTCTCCTCGCTGGAAGTCGCTACCGGCGGCGGCAATTTCGAGCCGCCCAAGCCTGGAAAGCACTCCGCTTTCATCACCCGGGCAGAAATGACTACATCCAAGAATGGACGGCCCATGCTCGTCACCGATTGGATGATTGACGGCGACGACGAGGATGCTGGAAAGGCGCTCACTGACCGCACCGTTTTCACTATCAACAAGAACGGAAAGACCTTCATTCATTTCAATATTCCGAAGTATTTCAGTGCCGCTGGTCTGTGGCCGGCTGACGCAAGGGAGAGGGCCGATCTTCTGTCCCCGCAGAAGATTGATGCGACCGTGAAGCGTGTGTGCGAGAATCTGGAGGGCGCTCACGCAACATTGGTGACGCGAATGAGTAAGCCCAGGCCCCGTCTCGACGATTACGGTCGCCCCGCATATGAGCAGGACGAAAACGGAGTCACGATTCTCGGTGAGGACGGGGCCCCGAAGCCCGCCTTCTGGCCTCCAAGGGCAGAGATTTCTTCCATTGACTTCGAGGCCAAGAAGGATACTTCGAATGCATGGTCGGTAGTTTTCTGACACATAGGGTCGCATGATTTGAATAGCGGGGGCAACGCGATTGTTGCCCCCGCTATTCAACCGAGAAGAGAGATGAACACACAAAATGACGCAACCATCATACGAACAATACAGGGTAGTCGCTAACAGGCTCACTCAGCTCAGCTACCGTACTAGTAGTGAGAATTTCCTTTTCCCCTCGATTGACGCCGCTATCGAATGGTGTTTCACGTATCTGGAAATCCCTGAGGACAACAGGTGGCGATTCACGCGCCCCGATATTACTAAACCGATCGCCCCGTGTAATCTTGACATAGTACTGAACCGCCCACCGGACGCGCCGTACTCGCATCAGTACTGCAAGGTGAATGGCACGCTTATGCCGTATCGCTCCTACAACGACATTCGTCTTAAGATTTGGAAATGGCGGGGGCAGAACGGTGTAGATAATTTCGAGTTCGACGGCATGACGTCGGCTATCGAATGGTGCTACAACGAATTCAATCCATCGGTTGTGTTCGATTGGGAATTCGCCACTGAGAACGGCGTGTTTCGCCCTGGCGAGATTTCAATAGTGCGCGGCGAGATCAGGGAGGAAGCTCGCGATCGTCTTATTCTTCACCCCGGCAAGAAAACCTATAAGACGATGACTGGCGTGCAGCCGGAAATGGTGGGGCGGCGCTTCCACCAATGGGAAGTAGTGTCCCCCGAGTGGAAGATCATGAGAGATGGTCATAAGCATTTCCACATGCGTTGCGTGAATTGCGGGGAAGACAAATGGCTTCGCGTTTCGCACTTCAGTGGTGGTAGGACCGTGGTCTGCCCGTGCACCAGCCCGTCAATCCGCATGTACAGAGAAGTACCCGAGTGGCTTATCCCGAAACTTATGCGACGCATTTACGATATGAGACGGTATGTGTCGAAAGAGGACTTTCGTTTTGATTCTACGCAGGATTGCGCAATATGGTGCTACAAGCATTTGCCTTTCCCGAGCGAACCGAGCACGCCGTGGGTCCTGAAGAAAGGGCGCGGGGCGCCGGTGATGCCAGGCACATTGTGGCTTGAAATAGACGGCGTACGCACGGACACTACGAAAAGTATCGCTAACGTAAATAAGTTGCGGCGGAACTTGCGGAAATAGAAGAGAGGAGAGTGGAATGGTGGAGCGTGTGATGGCCGTTGATCCCGGTAAATCAACAGGAATTGTCCTCGGAGAATTCTACGACGACCGCGAATTCTCAATCATTCATGTCCAGCAGCTCAAGCACGAGCATTGGATGAGTAACGTCTACGACATTCTCACCACACACAACAAGTATGCCCCCGATGTTATCGTGTGCGAACAATTTGATCTCAGGCCGGGCAACAATTTTCTCGCAGACCTCACCCCAGTAAAAATCAACTCCGTGCTGGAATGGGAGATCGGGGATATCGTATGGCAGACTCCCGCAATGGCAAAAACAACCATGCCCGATAACGTTTTGAAGCTACTTGGTTTTTGGCCCACAGGGTCTACCGTAGGCCAGCCCGATGCGGACGACGCGCGTGACGCAGGGCGTCACCTTTTCCTGTGGGCAGTCACTAAACGCCACGACGAGGACGTGATCGCCCGCATCATTGGAAGCGACACGGAACGGAGATGAATGTTTCACGTGAAACATGCCTCCGTGTTTCACGTGAAACACTACTGCCCTCTACCGCTTGTCCGGTAGGGGGCAGTAGTGTCCTATGAATAGCGAAGGTCAGGCGACCTTGTCCTCAGCGGCCTCACCCTCACCGGCAGCGTGACGGCCAGGCGTCACAGCGGGACGAGTGTGATACGTGGCCAGTGCCAGAGTCAGAGCACCAACAATCTGGGTAGCAGCGTCAGCATACTGAGACGCCTGATCCGCGGAAATAACATTAAAAGCCGCAAAAACACCAAGCACGGCGGTGAGCAGAGCGTAAAGGGCCTTGCGGACCTCAGGAGTAAACATTTTATGAATCACCTCATAGATTCCGGAATTTGAGGCTCAGTAGGGATTGAGTCCTCTTTATCAGATGGTATCAGAATTTTCAGAGACCTGCCCCAATCGATAACATTGTGCGCGAAAGAGACGGCCTCCCACCACTTCACCTCTGCCCGCCGGCGGCCATCTTCTGCCAGATTCGCTGCTCTTTCGGCGGCCGCAAGACTGGCCTCCAGGGCGGTCACCCGGTCAGAAAGAGACCGGACGGTAATGTCCAGGATTGAGATCTGTTCCTGGTCGCGCGCATTCTTGCGCTGTGTGATGTTGGAGAATATTGTGCCCGTGAGTGCAGCCAGGGCGACCAAGGTAGCGTCAGAGAGGACATCATGCATGAAAGGGACCATCGTCTATCTAATGTCCTCTTTATTATGATTGTTTTGGTCGGGCTGCAACAGTTATTATATAACATTACCGCCTAGCAACGATGATTGCTAGGCGGTAATGTTACGATTCGGTCACTTCCTGTGGAAGCCGGGATGGTAGCCGACAGTCCGCATGAACCGTACAGTGCGCACACTGAACCAAAGAATGAGCGCACCAACACACCACAAAGAATCACGAATCACATTTACGGAGCCATTGGCGAAGTCATCGTACACCATAAAGGCTGTGTTCGCTGTCACCATGACAGCCGCAAAAATGACTGCAACATAAAGCGACTTAGTCACCCTAATTTTCACTTTCATTAGATGGATTGTATACCATCGCCCTCACGTCAACTCCTAAAACACGCGGAGGTAAACGTGCAGGAAACATGAGGGCGATAGTATTCTTTTATTGCACCGTCGGAACGCGTAGGAAAATATTTGTGTATTAACCAATAAGCGGTACATAGGGAAGTATAGCACACAACAAAAGCAAGTCTCCGGACGATCATTCATTGACCGTCCGGAGACTTGCTCTACCACTGTCACAGGAGAATCACGGAGAGGGAAGAGAGTGAAGCTCCCCGTATGTAGTATCCATCATGACGTAACACTCAGCATAATAGCGGCCAAGCACATCACGATAAATACCAATATGCTGTGTCAGGAATTCTGCTCCGGAGCCGGAGCAGGAGACTCCGGAGTCGGAGACTCTGCGACACCATCATGCGCCTGCAAAGACGACGGCGTCGACACGGCCTTACGAATCTCGTTCACAGCACCATAAATCGCGCCAGCCTCACGCACGTTCTCCTGACCCGGAGTCACAGAATGCAGAATCTGATCCACGGACGCGTGAATAGACTTGACCTCCTCATAGGTGGCCTTGGCGTACCAATTCATGTCACCCGCGAAATGATCCCCCGCCTTTCCACTACGGAAAAGGTCACGAATCTCCCTGAGCAGATCAACGCCCTCGCTCATATCCCAAAAATCCTCTCCGGCGCCCCCAGCAGGACGACCATAATCATACCAAGACTTGCAACGATTACTGAAAAGAATCCCATAAGACTCATACGCGTCATACGGATTCCCTGAATTATAACGCGACCCAACACGCTTCAAGGCCTCATAAGAATCGCCTTCCGCGTTGATAAGGTCACGAAGAATGCGGCAGCCGACCTCAGCCGACTTCTCCGGCATCCACCACTCGCGATTCGGGTCATCCAGGAAATATCCCGGATACGTGATCTGCAAAGGCCCAACGCCGTTCGAGGTTTCACCGTCTCGAATTGCCGCAAGGAACTCGCGGAAATTCTCCTCGGTCACCTCTTCCCCGTGCGGGCCAGCACCGCCGGCGTCGTGCCCGTAAATGTTCGCACCACGTTCGCCGGTTTCCATCCACAGGCACGCCAGGGCGGCCCACCACGGACAATTCTCCGCATCGGCGGCCCTGAGAACGGCCTCCTGAATTGAAGAAAGGCGGTAGGAACCGGCAGATTCGTGTCCGTTATCGGAATCGGTCCGCTTTCCAAAACGAATACAGGTTGACCATGAGGCCGCGACAGTCATCGGGTGACTACTGTACCGGACTACGTGAGTCTCGTAGCCGGTCTGGTCCCCCATCTGACCTTCCGTGATTTCACCATTCTCATTAATCCACGCCTCAGCGAGAAGCGGATCGCCTGCGTTGAATGAGCCATCGTCTTCGCGAACGCACATTGCGACATGTCCACCGTCTCCGGTAGTTTTCAGGACCATGTCGCCGACCTGGAATCCTCCCGACGGCGTAGACCCGTACCATGTGTCCCCGATATCCATGAAACCGCGATTCGCGGCCAGGGAATTCAGGGTTTCGGTCCATGTTTCGCCGGTTCGCGGGAACATGATCGGATCGTCCCAGCCAGTTCCCCAGACGTTATGGAATGCAACATTGTAGGCGCCCGCTACGCCGCTACTGCAATCCATGTCGCCGGGGCCAGTTTTCCAGCCGGCGTCATTACTGTTCCAGTAACAGGTCCAGCGGTTATCCTGGGCATATCCGGTGCCCCCGTAGTCGCCTGTGGTGCACCAATATTTCATTTCCGACGCAGCATATTCTGTGACGGAATCTGTCAATTTCGCACCGCCTTTCGTAAAGGTTTTCGGTGGCTTTAATTTTATCATGAGTAGTTGAATGCACCCTTAGCGTATATGGGTACGTGCGTGCGCGTATACCACATGCGCTCAGTGTCTGTCAATACCTAACACAACATTGGTTTTGTGAGATGGGCCACCATCCACGTGGGTTGACCCATGGCGCATGGTAGGACATGATTGAGACATCGGCGGGGAGGACAAGCCACCCAGCCAGAGATAGAGAGGACAAAACAATGACCACCACCATTGAGAACATCACCACCGACAGAGACATCGCCTACGCCGTCGGCACCGCCGCCAACGCCTGGGGCGACACGGACTACTGGGTGAACGAGACCGGCGAGACCATAGGCCTCAAGCGGGGCACCCCCCACGGCGGGCGGGCGCTCGGACTCCACATGTGCGACGACGTCGTCTCCTGGGGACTCTGGGAGTACGATGTCAACGGATTCACCGTCGTCCACGAGGGACTTTCTGCCCTGACTGACGAGACCATCACCTACCTGGCCGAACAGTGGCTGGAGAACTGACACACACATAACGGTGGTGGCCCGTCACGGGCGACGGGCCACCACCACCCACCATCACCATCACACACATATTTTGAGAAGAGGATAATCATGGCACGCCGTCGCACCGGATACGGATCATGCAAGACCACAGGGGGAGCAGTATTCACTAACCTGAAGGGCACCAAGATTCACTTCCCCGCCAAAGGATACGAGAAGGGCGAGAACGAATTCCGGGGCATCCCCGTTGAGCGAGTGACCGCCGTCGCAATTCTCACTGGGGCCGACCTCGTACAGGCCATTCCCGTTCAGCACCCCGCCCTCATCGGAAACGTCCGCAACATTTTCATCCCCGAATGCGCCAACGATTCCTTCCTGGTCATCTGCACCGAAGGAAACGTCTACCGAGTTTTCGATATCAGCGAGGAAGAGTTCGGGAATGCTCGTAATCTGATCAATGATCTGCGCGGGCTTCTCGGCGACCAGATTGAGTGGGTCAAATCATGAAATACCCGGCAATCAAGCGCATGGATGGACGCGAGGATGAGGTCCGTCGCAAGACGATCGAGTTTCAGGAGCACAAGAGGAATCGGGCGAAGAGAATCAAGAGCACACGTCACACTAGGCGCACGAATTTCAACTACAGTGACGGTTGGACTAACCGTCTCATGGCAGAACTGAACGGAAAGTGAGGAAACTATTATGTCTACTTTTTCAAGTGCCCCGTCCGCGCCGACTCCCGCGCCGCCTCCGCCCGCGGCTAGTGCGCCTACCCCTGCACCGCCTCCGCCGCCTGCGACTAACACGCCCGCCCCACCGCCTCCGCC